TTGCAGCGCCAAAGCCTGGAAAACCGATCAGGTCATCGAGTGCTTCAAGCGTGTATCCGTCAAGGCGTCCGTCCGTTGAGTGCACATCAAACAGACACCAGACCGCATGCAGTCCGCCAATCACGCGCAACCTGTCCGCACGCAATGCGGACGCGATGCGGACAACCTTTGGACTTGTGGCCAAGTCCACGCGCATCTTTATCCAATCGCCAGCCATGACTTAGGCGCTTTCTGTTTGCGCCTTGCGCTTGCGTGGCTTTTGCAGTCGGGTTTTAGCCGCGACTACTCGGTCAGCGATTCGAGGTGAAAGAACATCAGGCCACTTGTGTACGGCCTGCACGGTGCAGCCAATTGCCTGGGCAGCGCTCTTGGTGGAGCCGCCTAGCATGGCTATGGCGTCGGTCTTGGTTATGTTGCTCATGTCACAATTAAACCATAGTTCATGACAAAAAGCAACCATTGTTCAAATAATAGGGTATACGATTGCAACCATGGTTGATTACAGCGAACGTTTAAAACTGGCTCTGAAGCAGTCTGGGATGACGACCCAGATGCTTGCGGACGCCCTGGGCATTTCCTACCAGGCTACAAAGAAGGCTTTGGACGGAAAGACCAAGGCGTTTACAGCGGCCAACAATCAAAAGGCCGCAAACCTGCTGGGCGTGTCAGCCGAGTGGCTGGCCACGGGTGAAACGGGTCAATTTGTCCAGGACAAAAGCAATGTTTCATCCGCCCAAATCGGTCATAAGCAGATCCCCTTAATCAGCTATGTTCACGCCGGGCACTGGGCGGGCGCAGTAGACGCTTTCCAGCCGAACGATGCACACGACTGGTTGATGACTGACTTGGAACTATCCGAAGGAGCTTTTGCGCTTGAAATCAAAGGGGATTCGATGCTGCCGGACTTCAGCCCAGGGGATCGGGTCATCATCGACCCGGACATCCGGCCCCAGCCTGGCGACTATGTGGTGGCCAAGAACGGGGAAGACGAAGCCACGTTTAAAAAGTACCGGCTGCGCTCAATCAATGACCAGGGCGACCCGGTGTTTGAGCTGGTGCCGCTCAACCCGGATTACCCCAGCATCAGGTCCGACCAGGTGCCAATTCACATTGTTGGCACAATGGTGGAAGTCAGGAAGTACAGGAGGAAATGATGGAAACCAACAGCCCGGCATACAACCGTGAAATGAAACGCAACTCGACAATCGTTTTGGTTGTTGTTGTCCTGGTCAATGTTGGCTATTTTGGCTGGCGATGGGCGACGCATGAAACGCTGGAATCGTGCCTCACCAAAGCAGCGCAGGCCGCAAACGGAGCGCATCGCGCATACGCAGACCTGCGCGACATTTGCAGCGAAAGAGAGCTGGCAAGACTGATCGAAAAAACCCAGGGCAAGCCGATGGCTCGACAACAAGAGCAGACAGACAAACAGGTCGGCCTGTTTGACGACTTGCCAAAAGCGACAAAGCCGTAAGAACTCAAGCACCAAGACAAACCCGCTTCGGCGGGTTTTTTTTCGTCATTCGCTTAACCATGGTTGACTTGCATCATGAACTATGGTTTAATTCAGTTCATCACAAGTTCAACCAAGACGACCAAGGCCAAGCGATACGTGGCCGAAGCTGAAAGGACGCAGGGGCGGGTCTAGGAACGGTGTTCCGAAGCGTTGGACGTGATGAATGAAACACACAGGAGTGAACATGTCCCCTTACTTACTCGAAAACCTGTATGTGCGCCTTGGCCGACCTTTCTGGTTCTGGCCCGCCGTCATGGTTCTTTTGCTGGTCCTCTGGATCGTTGGCAGCTCTGTCTCGCCTGAGGAGTTCGCCGCATGACCATTTCAGTCCTTGCTTTTGGCTTTGTCTGCATGTTGATCGGCGCAACCGCTGGCCTGGTGACTGCCGCCCTTTGCTTTGCAGCGAGGGACGACCAATGAACTGCTGCGACTACGAATGCAACCAGGGCCGCGATTGCCCTGCCCGCAAATGCCCGCACTGCTTTGGCACCGGCTACGACGCCAGCGGCTACCCCTGCACTTGCGTACCTGCTGACGTGGCCAAAGTCGGCAAGCGCATGCAAGCCGCCGAACCCCTGCGCGGTGCCTCATGGCGCCGTGAGCTTAAACACCTGGCCCGCGCCCTTCTTTTGTGCGTGGCCGTGATGTTCATCAGCGCCATGACCGTGGCCCTCATTCGATAACCGAGATTTTCAACATGAACGCAATTACCAAACAAGAAGCCAGCGCACTGCCAGCGCTGCAAATGAGCGAGGGCGAGCTGATCGAAGTGCTGGCCACCAGCCTGTACCCAGGTGCCAGCGTCAACGCCATCAAGATGGTGCTGGGCTACTGCAAGGCTACCGGCCTGGACCCCATGCAAAAGCCCGTGCACATCGTGCCCATGTGGGACAGCAAGAGCAAGATGATGCGCGACGTGGTGATGCCAGGCATTGGCCTGTATCGCACCCAGGCCGCGCGCACCGGCTGCGCTGGCGTGACAGAACCCGAGTTTGGCCCCGACGTGACCGAAGCAATCGGCGGCCAACAAATCACTTTCCCAGCCTGGTGTCGCGTCACCGTCAAGCGCCGCCTGGCATCGGGCGAAGTCGTGGACTTCACGGCCAAGGAATTCTGGAAAGAAAACTACGCTACCAAAGGCGGCCAAGAAAAGAGCGTCGCGCCCAATGCGATGTGGACCAAGCGCCCCTATGGCCAGATCGCCAAGTGCGCCGAAGCCCAGGCACTGCGCAAAGCATTCCCCGAGATTGGCAGCGAGCCCACCGCCGACGAAATGGCGGGCAAGGCCCTGCACGAATACGACGCCAGCACCATCGACGGCGACACGGGCGAAATCACCGGCCGCAAGCCCGCCGTGTCCATGCCAGCGCGCAAGCCTGCGCCCGAGCAACCAGTGAGCGATGCCCAGCCGAAGGCCGAGCCCCAGCAGGCAACTGACGGCACACCGGCCACCGTGGGCGAAGTCGCCTACATCAACAAGAAGATCGTGGCCAAGGGCATCACCGTGGCCGAAGCCCGCCACTTGGCTGGCCTGGATGTAGGCGAAACGCTCGACGGCCTGACTAAGGACGGCTTTACGGCACTGAAGGATGCACTGGCATGAGCGTGCTGACTTTTGACGAGGCCACGCACACGTACCGCTTCGGCGGCAACGTGGTGCCGGGTGTCACCAGCATCTTGGCCCCGCTGACCAACTTTGACCGCGTGCCGCCGCATGTTTTGGAAGCCGCCAGCAACTTCGGCAAGGCCGTGCACCTGGCCTGCGAGCTGGACGACCTGGGCGACTTGAACGAGGCAGCGCTGGACCCGGCACTGGTGCCCTACCTGCAGGCCTGGCGCAAATTCAGCGCCGACTATGCGGTGGAGTGGACGGTGATCGAAAAGCCGGTTTACCACCCCACGATGAATTACGCGGGCACGCCTGACCGCATTGGCAACGTGAAGGGTGACCTGACCGTGGTGGACATCAAGAGCACCGCCCAGCTTTACCCCAGCGTCGGCCCTCAACTGTCCGCCTATGCCCACGCCGATGGCAACGCACACGCCAAACGCATGGCCGTGCAGCTCAAGGCCGACGGCACCTATGTGGCTAAGCCCTACACCGACCCGGCCGATTTCCCGGTGTTCGCCTCCCTTCTGACGCTGCGCAACTGGTGCGCGCGCAACTCCATCACCCCTAACTTCAAGGACTGACCTATGACTGAAATTAAGACTCAAGACACCGTGGCCTACGACGCCAGCGCCGCCATCGTGCTGGCCACCAAGGCGCAGAACGCACTGACAAGCGCCAACGACTTCGTGATCGACAGCACGACCATGTTTGAGCTGGCCAGCGAAGACCTCATGCAGGTCAAAGGCCTGCAAAAGGAAGTCGAAGCCAAGCGCACCAGCATCACCGGACCGCTCAACCAGGCAGTGAAGGCCGTGAACGACCTGTTCCGTTCGCCCAAGGAATACCTGGACAAAGCCGAGGCCACGCTGAAGCGCGCCATGGTCACCTGGACCACCGAGCAAGAGCGACTGGCCGCCATTGCACGCGCTGAAGCCGAAGCCGCTGCACGCGCCGAGCGTGAGCGCCTGGCCGCCATCGAACGCGAGCAACAGGAAGCCGCACGCAAGGCCCAGGAAGCAGCGCAAGCCGCTGCCGCTGCCGGTGACCAGGAAGCAGCACAGCGCGCCATGGCCGAAGCCGAAGCAGCACAGCAACAAGCCGCCGTGACCGCCATGACCGCGCAAGTGGTGACCATGGCCCCAGCGGTTGAAGCCCCTGCCAAGGTGACCGGCATCAGCGGCCGCGTGACGTACAGCGCCGAAGTGACCAACTTGATGGAGTTGGTCAAAGCCGTGGCTGCCGGTACCGCACCGCTCGAAGCACTCCAGGCTGACGCCAAGTTCTTGGGCGCGCAAGCCCGTGCATTCAAGAAGGCGGGCCAGCTTTACCCGGGCGTCATGGCCGTGGCTGAACGCAGCATTGCAGCGAGGGCAGCATGATCGACACGTACTTTGACCGCGCCGACGCGGCCACGGGCTACCGCCCAACACCATCGGCCCCCATCCACGAAGACCCGCGTTATTGGGCCGGTCGCCTCTACGCCACCGTGCTTGACCGCCACATGGCCAAGGCAAAGCACAGCCTGGCGTGCCAGATAAGCAGCATCCACAGCCGTCACAGCTTTGAGATTCGCAACGGCTTCAAGTTGGGCGATTTCGGCAGCCAATTCACCAAGGAAGGCCGCCGCAAATGACACAAGCCGAGTGGATTCTTGCCGCCCTGAAAAAAGGCCCAGTGTCAGCACTTGACGCCCTGAACGGCTGCAACTGTTTCCGCTTGGCCGCCCGCATCAAAGACCTGCGCGATGCAGGTCACGAAATCGAAACCGAAAACCGCACGCTGGCCAACAACAAGACCATTGCCGTGTACCACCTGAAAGAGAAAGAAGCAGCATGAGCTTGAACCAAGCACAGATCATCGGGCACCTGGGCAAAGACCCCGAAGTGCGTTACCTGCCCAGCGGCGAAGCCGTGGCCAATTTTTCCATTGCCACCAGCGAGAAGTGGAAAGACAAAGCCACCGGCGAGCCGCGCGAAGAAACCGAATGGCACCGCATCAGCGTCTTTGGCCGCCTGGCGGAAATCGTGGGCGAGTACCTGAAGAAGGGTTCGCTGGTGTTCGTGCAGGGCAAGCTGAAAACGCGCAAGTACACCGACAAGGACGGCATCGACCGCTATGCCACCGAAATCCGCGCCGAGACCATGAAGATGCTGGGCGGCCGCGACACCAACCAGGGCAGCGCACCACCCGCACAGCGCCAAGCCGCACCCCAGCGCCAGCAAGCCCCAGCCGCCGCGCCGTCAGGCTTTGACGATATGGACGACGACATCCCATTTTGAAAATCCCCTTAACCAACCGAAAGGCAAACATGACCGAGAAAAAAAGCAACCGACCCGCAGCCGCTGCAACAGACATGGCTGAATTCATCACCGACCTGGACGGCGGACAGTTTGAAGTGATGCTGTCCACCGCCCTGTCCCGCGTGGCCGCTGCCGTGGTGGATCACGAACGCAAGGGCAAGGTGGCCGTGGTGTTTGACATCCACAAAATCCCCGGCACCCACCAGGTCCGCGTCACCCATGGCGTGAAATTCAGCAACCCCACGTCCATGGGCAACCAAAGTGAAGAAGTCGAAACGTCCACCGTGCTGCACGTCGGCAAAGGCGGAGCCCTGAGCCTGGCGCAAGCGCCACTGTTCGGCAAGCAAAGCGAAATCGTTTAACCCAAGCAACAAGAAAGCAGCACCAACATGTTTGACAAAGAAGCCATCGAAACCATTCAGCACAGCCACGGCATCTATCAGGCCAGGGACGCCATTACTCAAACCTTCAAAGACAAGATGGCCGTGGTAGCACTGCCTGAAAAATTCAACGTCGAAGACCTTGAGCGATTCCTGCCAAAGCGCCGCCGTGCCCGTGGCGTCATGAGCACCCATGCACTGAGCGACTTTGCGACGTACACCAAAGCGCACGCCGAAGAAGGTGCCACGGTGTTTGTCGATGCGGATGAAATGAGCGCCACCGCCGTGCTGAATCTGGGCACCGCCGCCGATCCTGGCCACACCGACAACCGCGCTAAGGTGCAGCTCAAGCGCACGGCCGCCTATGCGGCATTGAAGGCGCACGCCAGTGGCCAGGCGATCAGCCAACTGAAGGCCGCCGAATTCCTGGAAGACTGGACCGGCTACGTCCAATGCTTCAATGACCAGGGCGCGATCACGTTGCCCAAGGCCATCGCAGCCATTCGCAAACTGTCCATCGAGTCCATGCGCAAGCTGGAATCGAGCGAGCAATCCCTGAGCGCAAGTAAGAGCGCGTTTGAATCGGTGCAGGCCACCAGCGCCGAGCCGATCCCGACCACGATTTACTTTGACTGCGAGCCGTACTACGGCCTGGAATCGCGCCAGTTTGTCCTGCGCCTGGGCGTGCTGACCGGTGGCGACAAGCCCGCGATCAACCTGCGCATCGTCAAGCAAGAGCTGCACGACGAAGAAATGGCTAATGAGTTTGCCGACCTTGCGCGCGATGCCCTTGGGTCCGCGCTGCCTGTCCTGATTGGCGCTTACGCCAGCCGTTAATCAAAGCAAGAAAGAAGCACCATGCAGCAATACATCGGCGTAAAACTGATCAATGCCAAGCCCATGACGCGCGGCGACTACAACGCTTTTCGAGGCTGGACTGTGCCGGCCGACGAGAACCCGGCCGACGACGGCTATCTGGTGGAGTACCTGGACGGCGGCAAAGGCAACACCGACCTGTACGAGGGCTATGTGTCCTGGTCTCCCAAGGACGTGTTTGAGCGCGCCTATGGACCAACCAGCGGCATGACTTTCGGCCTGGCGCTTGAAGCGATGAAGCGCGGCGAGCGTGTCGCGCGTGCTGGCTGGAATGGCAAAGGCCTGTTTGTGTATCACGTCCCGGCCAATTCCTACCCGGCGCAAACCGGCGCAGCCAAGGCGCACTTTGGTGAAGGCGCGCTGGTGCCATACAACGCCTACATGGCAATCAAGAACGTCAATGACACCGTGAGCACCTGGGTGCCAAGCGTCAACGACTGCCTGGCCAACGACTGGCACATCGCACAGTAAGTTTCAGGGCCGAAAGCGGATGCTGCGGGATCGCCTTACAGAGAACCCATGCGGTGCCCCAAAAGCTCTGACGCAGACGCAGCGAGTAGGCCCACCTACATGAGCAACACCATGACATACACCTGGCCAGATGGCACACCAAAAAGCCAAGGCAACGCATTCAACTGGGCCGGGCATTCGACCATTGCCCAAGCAATCCAGCGAGCGGCTGACCACGGCAAAGCATCCAGCACCACGGTCAACCGCAAGCGCGCCGCTGGCATTGACATGTCCACGATCCCAGGCCTGAGCGATAAGAAGCAGGCCCACGAAATCAACCCGAAGCGCTTTCACGTTTACAGCAAGGCAAAAGCATGATCACGTCGCTTGCACTCATGTCCATTTACAAAGCCCCAGCCATTCCCCTGGCCGAGGTTTGCGAGCGATATTTCAGCCTGTCCTATGAGGAAGCGCTGAAGAAAGCCGCGCGCAACGAGCTGCCGGTACCGGCCTTCAGGTTGACCACCAGCCGCAAGGCACCAATGATGGTCAGCGCTGAAGCGCTGGGCGCATGGATCGACAAGACCGAGGCCGAAGCAAAGGCGCTTTGGGAAAGGGGCCAGGTTTGACTGATCCCTGCAAAAACACCAGCCGCGTGTCACCCGAGGGCCGTAGCCTTGGCCAGCGAATTGTGAGCATCACCGAGCCATGGGTAAAACATTTGGCCGCCACGGGCGAGCCTGACGAGCGCTGCAAGTCCTGCGCGTTCCGAGCTGGCACCGTGCCAAATGGGTGCCTTCAGACACAGATGGACGTGTTTAAGGCAGTGGTCGAACGAGTGCCATTCCTATGCCATCAGCACGACCGCAAAGGCGATGTCTGCCACGGGTGGTTTGCCACGCAGGTGGGCATCAGGGCCAGCGAAAAAGTCAAAGGTCCCATGCCTGCGACGAAGGCACCATGGGAGTTTTCTCCAGCAGATTGATGCACTGGCGGCCAGCTTCAGACCACGGTATGCACCGCCCGGTGCATCACTGAAGGCGGCACCCAAAAAAATCCCAGTGTTTATGCGGCCTCTAGGGGTGCGTGCGTCCAATCCATCATGGGGGCCACGCATACCCGCCAAGGGCTGATTTTCCCCGTAAGTTGTTGATTTTGGTTAGGTTCTGTCAATTTTTGGGCCCTGTGTTGCCCGCCCGATTTCCGGGCGTTTCGGTGCATTTCCGGGTATTTCCTGGCGTCGAGTGCATCAAATGGTGCATCATAGGGGTGCTGATGCACCGCGTTTCTTTCTGTCTGGTGCATCAAGAAAGGAACCCCCATGGCATCCATCCAGCCGCGCGGCGAAGTCTTCTTTGCCCAGGTCCGCATCAAGAAAGCAGGCGTCATTGTATTCAGCGAGTCCAAGACCTTCCCTACCGAGGCCATGGCCAGGTCGTGGGCCGAACGGCTCGAAGCCAAGGTAAAGAAGGACGGCGCGCCTACCAGGTCCATGACCGTGGGCGAGCTGATCCTGGAGCACTTGGCTTACCAGCAGAAGCTCAGGCCGCTGGGCCGGTCCACCGTGTTCAACCATGAGACCACCGCCCAGGCTTTCCACAAGATCAAGCTGGACGAGCTGACGGCCAAGGACATCACCGACTTTGTGGTCAGGCGAAAAGCCGAAGGCGCTGGCCCGGCCACGATCCTGTCCAACTTGTCGCCCTTGTCGGCCGCCGTGCACGCGGCACCGTATGCCCACGGCATCCAGGTAGACCCGTCGCAAGTGGACTTGGCCATCAAGAAGCTGAAGGAAGCCGGGGCCATCGGCAAGTCGCGCGAAGTGATCCGCCTGGTGGACGACGAAGAAGAAGCCGCCTTGCTGGCAGAGTTCGAGCGCCGCAACCACCACCACCAGACCAGCATCGACATGACGCTGGTTTACAAAATGGCCCTGGCCCTGCCCCGCCGTGCTGGCGAACTCACGCGCATCCGCTGGGCTGACGTGGATTACAAGCGCCGCACAATCCTGATCCGCGACGTGAAGCACCCGCGCCAGAAAATTGGCAACAACCAGACCGTGCCTCTGCTTGGCCAAGCCTTCACCCTGCTTGACCAGATACCGAAGCTGGACGAGCGAATTTTTCCGTATGACACCGACTCAATGACCGCGGCTTTTGAGCGCGCACGGGACCGGATCGCAGAAACCGGCATGCCCAAGATCGCGGACCTGCGATTCCATGACCTGCGCCACACCGGCATCACGCAACTTTTTTGGGGTGGCTTGAAGATTGAGGAAGTGGCCCAGGTGTCAGGGCATACGAACTGGGCACAGCTCAGGCGCTACACGCACATCCGGCCAGAGGATGTGCACCGTCGCTGGGATGCGCTGCAGGGTTGACGGATTCCGACTATGCCAAAGCACATCCGCCTGCGGTATCGGCTCCGGCCATGACCAGGGCCGCCCTGGCAGGTTCCCGCGCTGGTATTTCCGCCCCAGCGCCCCGCGTGGCTTTCGCGGGCATGAAGGCGGGTCGCTACCGCGTCAGGTTTTCGATGGTGCTGTCCTTGGTCTTGCTTGACCGGGTGCTGCCAAACTCGAAGTTGTAGATGTTGTCCAGGTAGCCAAGGAAGCGGCCCAGCACCAGGGTGAAGATGCCCTTCACATACTCGTTGATGCCTGGGTCCTTCCACACCACCCAGACCAGGCCGCACGTCACAATCACGGCCAGCAAGAACATCAAGTCGGCGCGCACGTTGCGCTTGCCCGTTTCAATGAACTTGGTGTCGCGCTTGCGCGCATCCGCACGGTCGGCCAGATACGCCTTGTCCAGCTCGGTCTCGTTGACCATCACGGCCTGGCGAAACTGCAGCACCAGAGACGGATCGGCTTTCAGCGCATCGAGCGCGTCGGGCCCGGTGCGGCCGGTGACGGTCTCAGCGATGGCCACCACCTTCTCGGCGGCGTCGGCTGCCTTGTCGCTGCCGGTGATCCACTTGATGATCTGAGGCGCAAACTGCGCGAGCCCGAAGGCAATGCTGATCGGGTCCATTCAGGCCTCCGTTGTGGTTGCAGGTGCATCGTCAACCGCCACGGCTAACGACGGTAGCGGCACGGCATGAGGCCATCGGTAGCCGGTCACACGGTTTTTTGGGAATGCCCGGATGTTGACCTCGTTGCCCTGATTGCCACCGAGAACCAGTAGCCATCCTTCTTTCGTCACGCCAGTCAAGAAACCCACATGCCCACCGCCATCTCTGTCCATGACAACGATGCAGCCGTGCTGCGGCTCACGAATCGGCTGTCCCCAGGTCAAGTAAGAGCGGGCAGACTCAAAGCGGCTCGAAACGATCCCGACGCCCTCCAGGCAGAAGCCAACAAAGGCCGCGCACCAAGGTGTTTCGTCGTCTTTGATGCCGCCGCGCCTGATCGCTTTCCACATACGAACGATCAGCGGGTGGTGGTTTACGCCGGGGATTTCACGCACGCCGATGTGCCTGCGTGCTTCCAGCATCCAAGCTGGTTCAATGGATTTGTTCATGGGGGTGCATCCTTTTAGATGCCCCCATTCTTTGGCGTGTCAGCGGGTGCGGCGGATTTTTATTCTTCGTCCAAGGCGTCCGACATCACACGCACGCGGCGCTGGCGCAGGGCCTTGAGCTGTTCAGCCTTGGCATCGCCGTCGTCGTCGCGCTCCATCTGGCGGCGGATTTCGCCGTTGATTTTGCGCACTGACTTCTCGGCGCGCGAGAACTCCAGCATTTGCTTGCGGCCTTTGGCCTCGTCGCCGTCGCCCAGCTCTTTCGCCACTTCCTTGGCCAGGTCCATGCGGCCCTGCTTGATGTAGTAGTCGAACTGGGTTTTGGCATCGCCCGCGCGCTTGCGGTCGTCGTAGTAGGCGCGCTCGCGTTGCTGGTCGTCGTTGGCACCGTAGAAGCGGCTGGCCAATGGCACGCGGTTCACGGTCAGCTCTTTGCCACGGGCACCGGCCTGGGTCGCGTCAATGGCCTGGTCCAGCGTGCGGCCAGGGCCACCGGTCAGCGTGTAAAAGACGTGCTTCATGATGTCGGGCTCGATGTTGACCATGCCCGGCTTCACCTTGTCGCCACCGCTCATGTCGTTGAGCATGCGCGATGCGCCTTTCCACACGTCAGGCGTGCTTTCAAAGTAGCGGGTGTAAGCCGGTTTGGGGTCGGTCTTGCCGAAGCGGTCGGCCGACTTGTAAACCGGCGCGCCCGTGAATGACTTGTTTTCAGTGAGCTGCACCACCGGGTCCAACACACTGGGCGCAATAAGTTGGCCAGTAGAAGACGCGGCTCCCAGTGGGCTGAAGGCGTCCAGGAAAATGCCCGCGATGCTCCAGCCGTACTCCGAAGCGTTGCGCGCGTCCTTGCGGTTGATCGCGTCCGACAGCAGGCGGCCAGCGTTGTGGAAAACGTGGGGGCCCAGTGGCAGCGGCACCTTGACGTATTCACCCGGGCGCATTGGATTCATGAAAATCCAGTTGCGCGATTTCTCGAACTCGGGGATCAGGTCGTACCGGTTGCGCTTGGTCTCGTCGTCATCACCGGCCGCCATGCGGTTGAGCATGTCCAGCATGAAGCCCATGACGGCGATGCCGCCGACGGCCGCCTGGGCGGTCTTGCTGGTGGCAGTGGCTTGCAGCAGTCGCGCCGTGCCCTGCACGCTGGCGTTGAAGAACATGTAAAGCGCATTGATCGGCGGTATCAGATTGCCCTTGCGGTTGAAGTTGACCGTGATGTTTTTGGCGATGCTGGCCGACTTGGTGGTTGACGCACCACCTTCTCGCGCGGCTTGGAACACCGACAAGCGCACCGCGTTTTCGATGATGTCGTTGTAGTCGTCCACAAATTCCAGCGTCATGCGGGCCAGGCGGCGCGGGTCGGCCTTGCCTTGCTGCATCTTGGCCACTTCCGCCTTCAGGTCCTTCATGCGGGCGTCCGAATTCTCGAAGGCCTGCATGTAGCCGGTGGTGCCGCCAGCCTCCTGCATTTCCCTGGCGTAGCGTGCCCATTGGCCAGTGCCTTCACCGCGCACCAGCGAGTGCATACCCTTGAAGGCTTTGGGCATGTTGGCCATCACCTGGCGCTGCAGGCCTTCGGCTTCGGTGCCTTCCAGGTTCAGCATTGCGCCCTGCACGTCGCGGGCAAAGTTGGTCAGCCAGAAAAGCGGGTTCCGCTGGGTCAGCAGCGAAGCCAAGAATCGGGTGCCCTTGCTGGCGACTTCCAGAATCTTGTTCATCGGCGCGATGTCCAGGTTCTTCATGGACTTGGCCACGGCCATGGCGCGCTCGTTCTTCTGGTTGAAGACAATGAAATGCTCTTGGCCGTAGTCCTTCACCATGATCACGTTGTCGGCCGTCTGATACAACGGGTCCACGGCGTTGCGCTCCACTAGGCCGGTGTCCTTGTTGATGCGCGGCTTGGTTGGGGCCTTGTCCACGGTCCAGAAATCAGGGTTCGGGTACTGGCGGGCCATGGCCAGCAGCGAGCGGCCCACGGTTGCCTTCTCGGCGCGGATCGCGGCGGTCTCGGCTTGGGCCACGATGTTGGCCAGGATGTTCACCACTTCCTTGTTGGAGCCCATGGCGCGCTTGGACTCAGGGCCGCGCACGCTGAAGCCCATGCCCTTGGGCGTGCCGCTTGAGCCAATGTCACGCTGCAGCGGTACGTAATGCTTGTAAGCCGACTCCCAGGCTTGAACCACGCCAGCGTCCTCCAGGCCGTCGGCCACCAAGTCGGTGCGGGTGTTGGTCAGCAACTGGTCCACATCCTTGGCGATCAGCGCCAGCGCCTTGTCCTTGCCTGCAGCGGTGAAGTCGGCCATCACCTTGGCCGCCTCTTGGTTGCTCATGCCGGACAGGGCTTCGTTATTCTTCATGTCCGGGTTGATCGCCTTCATCGCAGCGTTGCGCTCGGGCGCGTGGCGGGCGTGCAGGTACTGGTTCACGTCGTTCATGGTCACGCCGACGTTTTTGCCTGCCACGGCGATCTTGGCCAGGATCGGCTCCACGCTGTCGTTGTAGACGGACTCGACGCGGGCGGCCACTTTGCCGTGGTAAAGCTCCTCGTTCAGGTAGGCGTCAGCGTCTTCGTTGACCTTGCCAAAGCGCTCGGCAATGGAATCTCGCACGCGCTTCATGTCGATCTTGTTGTTCTGAATCGCGCGGATGGCGTTGTCCATCGTGCCGGGCTCGGGCACGGTCCAGCCATTGTTTGCGCTTTGCTGGCCGTTCGGGTTCTTGGGGATCATGCGCAGGGTGTCGGTTGGCGCCATGTCGTTGACGGTTTCAGCGTCGGCCAAAATGTCCTTGCTGAACTTGGTGCCGTCGCCTTTCAGCACAGCCTCCAGCGCCTTCAAAATCGGCGCGTCCGACTGCATGCCCAGCTTGGCCTTCAAGAATTGAACCAGCTCGCGCAGCCACTGCTTGGCCTGGCCCACCCATGAGCCCTTGACCTCGTAGCGCTTGGCCAGAATGTCCGAAGCCTTGACCGCCCAGAACTCGCTGGGGTTGAACAGCGAATAATGCAGGTCGTAGTCCAGCGTGCCGTCGGCAAACGCATTCACCACGCGGTCCATGGATTTCTTGTCCCCGGCTGCGGCCACCAGCATGTCGCGCATTAGGCCCTTCACTTGGTTGTCGGCCTTTTTGTAGGCGCTGCCCCATGCTTCGTTGTACTCGCGCAAAATGCCCGCTTGCACCTCGGGCGGCATCATCCGCTCGGTGTGGTGCAGGATTTCATGCACCGCCGTGGTCTCGCTGGCCGTGCTCTTAAACAGCCGCATGGTTTCGGTGGCGGGGTTGTAGTCGCCCGCTGCCGGCTCTTTGGTGTCAGAAACCAGCACCGCCAGGTCGTTGGCCATGGCCGGGTTCTTGGACAATGCCCACAGCGCAAAGTCCACCGTGTCGGCTTCCAGCTCGCCCTTGCGCTTGGCTCGAATCAGGCGCTCTTGTACCCAGTCAGGCCCACGGTTGACGCGGCGCTGAGTGACTTGGGCGACTTGCTCCAGAACATCCTGCGCGCCCTTGGCATACTGGTCGTCTGTGATCGCGCCATCGCCAAGCCGGGTAGCCAAAGCATCCAGCCGGGTGCGCATGTTGGCCTGGGCCTTCTCGGGCAGGCGTTCAAACGGGTTGCCTTGCTGGCGGCGGGCCAGGTCGTACAGCATCACGCCCTTGTCAGTCTCGCGGGTCTGCAGCACCGACACGAAGGCGTCAAACGCTTCATTGATGGCTTTGCGCTCCTTCCCATACGGGTACGGGCGCTTGGCTCCCCAGGGTGTCAAGATTCCGGCGTTTTCAGGCGCGTAATTCAGGAACGGACTGCGTGCGCCTTGCGCTGCAATCTTGTCTTCGACGTAACCCTGGAAAGCACGCGCGGCCATTTCGTGCGGTGTCGTCCAGTAGTCTTCCCCGCGCCCTTGGTCCAGCTCTTTGGCGCTCATGGCGAACTCGGTTGGCACGCGCTTGGTCTTTTCGTCGCCCGCTTGCGCTTCGGCCAGCATCTTCAGGCGCTGGCTGTAGCGGGTCATGTCGCCGCGCAGGCTGTCCATCACACCGGTCTGATCGCCAGAACCAAAGCCACTGCGGCCGCGCACTGCCTTGTAAATGGCGCTCAGTCGCTCCAGTGCTTCGGTACTCCAGCGGCTGCCGGTGGCGGTCCTGCTGCCCTCCACCTTCATTAGGCTCACTTCCAGCGCCTCGCCGTCCATGATCTGCTTGGCCACGGTGTCAAACTCGGCCAATTGCTCGGCGCTGGCGGGCTTGTTGTTGCGCTTGTAGTAACGCACGTCCTTCTGTTCTGACAGGTCCTTGCGCAGGGCATCCAGGCGTCGGGCCACGTCTTCGCGCGACTTGGCCACGAACTGGTCGGCCTTTGCTGTGTCCTCGACGTACTTCTCGGCCTTACTGAACATCGTTTCCATGACGCTCTTGTAGGCGTCGCGCAACTCCTGGCGCACGCCAGAATTGACGCGCTTGAAGCCACCGCTTGCCATGTCGTTTTCAGCGCCTTGGATGTCAAACGTCTTGGTGCCGTCGGCTCCCACGCGCCACTCGCTTGAGGCTTTGCCGTCTTGGCGTCCAAAGTAGTGATCCAGGGCGTGAAGCCACTCATGCGCCAAAGCGCCAGCGCCGTTCATCTTGGTCAGGTTGATGACGGCACGGCTGCGCTCGTAGTGCGCCACGGCACTGGACAATCCTTGGCCACGTGCACCGAAGGCCAGCGCCAGGTCGCCATTGAGGCCGATGGCCTTGGCCGGGATTTGCATCACTTCGGCCAGGTCCATCAATCCGTCGTAGGCGGCATTCATCACCTCTTGGCGCTCGGTCTGGTTGTTCCAGTTGCCAAACTCCACGCCACGGAAACCAAAGGTCTCCATGAAGTCCTTGCCTTCCACGTCGCCCGTGCGGCGTGCCACGCCTGTGCGGGCCGTGTTGTCTGGTCTTGGCAGGTCGGCTTCGCCAAACGTCGTATTGGTTTCCAGAATGGCCTGGGCGTTCTTGGCCATGTACTCCAGCGCGGCCACGCGGCTGGGGAATGTCTGATCCACCACCTTCACGCGCTTGCGGTCGTTGATGTCGCGCCAGATTTCATAGCTGTATTCGCCGTCTGCACCCTTGGTGCCCGTCGGTACCGCGCGGTGCTTCATCGACACGGCGGCCAGCGGGATGGCATCCAGTGCCTCTTGCTCGGTGGCGAATGTGTTGCCGCGGCCGCCCACTTGTTTGGGCTGGCCCATCCAGTCCTTGCTGCGGTTGTCGTGGATGGTCCAGCGGCCTTCGTTGTCACCGGCCACGATTTGCGACACGTCAAAGCGACGGGCCCATGCTGGCCGCTCGTCTTTGGTCTTGGTGCGGCCAGTGCGGCCGGTGCTGGTGGCAGTGTCCTTGCGTGCGCCGCCGATCTTCTCGCCCAAGTCCTCGATCTTGCCGGTGGCTGGTTCGTCCTGGGTTTCTTCGGGTGGCGCGCTGAAAATGTCGCGCTGGCCACGCGCGGCGGCCACGTCTGCGTCACGGTTGCTACCGGTCAGCGTGAAGTCGTCGCGCTGGGCGTCGGCCTGGGCGCGTTGCTCGGCTTCGCGGTCCTGCTGCTGGCGCTCTTGCTCGGCCTGCTCCAGCTTGGCCAGGCGCTGCTCGATTTCCTGCGGGGTGTAGCTGGTCAGCCCTTCGGCTTGGGCTTGCTCTGTTGCGCCAGTTTCTGTGCCTTCTTGGCCAGAATCTTGGCTGCGACTTCCATCGCTTCCTTCGATGGCTTTCTGGAGGGCGGCTTTTGCTGCATTTTCATAGTCCTGTTGGGTGGCCTGCGTCATTGAGCGGGCCAGGTCTTCTTTGATGGCGTCGGCGTCAATGCCAAGCGCCTCGGCTTGCTCCACCAGGGCGCGGATTTCCGCCTGGGTTTCTTCGTTGTACTGGTTATAACCGGTCTCAGCCAATTCCTCGGGGGTCAGCGGCGCAAAGGGATCGGTTGGCTCGTCCTGCTGGGCGGCCAGGTAATCCTCGAACTGCGCTTCTCGCTCGGCTTCTGCGACTTGCTCCCAGCCTTCTGGCGTGTATTGGGGGTCATTCACGCTACGGCGGATGATGTCGTAGGCGGTGTTGTGGCTGTCGTCGTTGATGTAGCCCGCTTCCACCAGTTTCTCGGTGGCTTGCTCGATGGTCATGCCCTTGCCGGGTCCGGCATACAGCCAGCGATTGCCGATCTTGACGTTGCCCTCGATGCCCAGGTCGGACTGCACGGAACGGCTCAGGCCACCCTGCGCGGCGATGAACTCATGCACCGACATAGGGGCGTTGTTGCCCGTGCTCATGCCACGGATGCGCTTGGCGGCTTTGGCTTCTGCGGCCAGCTGCGCGGGCGTCTTGTCGGCCAGGGCGAATCCGCCAGGCACGGACACCACGCGCATCATGGGCTGCAGCTTTTTGGCTTTCTGCGCGGCCAGCTTGGTCTTGAACGGCTTGCCGCCTTGGCTGAATGGCGTGCTGTCGATGCCGTAGCGGTCGTTGGGTGCAGCCTGCGGCGGCTGGGTACCCCCGGCCCCTGCCTCGGGCATCCCCGAAGTGGCAGGCTGCAAAACTGGTGCGGATTCCGGTGTCATGGCCGGGGCCTGCACTGGCGCGGGTTGCGCCTGGGTTTCCGTTTTCGCCTGTGATGCCAAGCGCGCGCGGATTTCCTCTTTCAGGTCTTGCTGGAATTGCTGCTCCAGGTCCTGCTCGAGGGCGTTCACCAGGCCAGGCTCGGGCGCTGGGTTGATGCCCTGGCTGGAAATGGCAGTGGGCTGCCAGCCGGTGCCCATGAGGCGCTGGATCAGGTCGCTGGGTGACGACACGGGGCCGGACTCTGGCGACTGCTGGCGTTGCTCGATGGCGCGCTGCACGTCGGGCGTCAGGCCAAGGCTGGCCATGCGGTCGGCCAGCTCTTGCTGGGCCAGTTGCTCGTCGGGAGACATCGGGCGCACGTTGCCGGTGGCGTCGGCCACCATGGTGGGCTGCGGGTTCTGCACGGCCGGGTCAAATGGCAAGGCCAGTGGCTTGGCTTCTGGGGTTTCCTGGCTGGATGGCAGGTCATCGAAGATGCGGGCGACTGTCTGCTGCACGGTGCGCGGCGGTGCCTGGTCCGCAAATTCCTGAGCCGCTTGGTCGATGGCGTTTGCGATCTGGCGCTCGGCGCTGCCCTGGCCCACGTTGGCCAAGTTGGTGGACACGTCGGACACGCCACCGACACCCAGGCCGATCATGCCGCCGTACAGGCCTTGCTTGCCCATGGTGTTGGGGTCGATGGCCTCGTTCTTGGCGACTTGCTTGCCGACGTAGTTGGATGATCCTTCGCCAGTCTCCTGCACGAATTCCTTACCGCCAGTCTGGGCGGCCGACTTGCCCATGGCCAGCGCACCGCGCACACCGGTTTCACCGGCCAGGCGACGGGCCACGACACCCTCTGCACCACCGCCCAACAACTTGCCCAGCACCAGCGAAGCCGCGCCGCTGATTCCTGCGCCCTTGTAGCGGTCGGCCATGTCCTGGCCTTCGGTGTCCACAAAGGTCTCGGCCGCGTTCTGCGCTGCGCCGGTACCGATTGATGTGCCCGTGGCGACTGCGCCAGGGCTTAGTGCGGCTACTTTTTCTGCGATAGGCGCGAACTTGGGCGCTACCTCTGCCACCTTTCCGCCCAAGACTGCAACAGACGGAAGCAACTTGGTGGCACCTACAGCCAAGCCTGTGGGCAGGAACATCGAGCCCACGGTGGAAATGGCAGCGTCACCGGCTGCGCGGGGGTTCTGCGCCACGATGCCGGGCAGGTCCGTGATGCTGACGTTCTTGTCCTGCAGCGCCTGATTGACGTTGGCCTGCTGGGCACGCATCGCGTCGGATGCGATGATGTCGTCAAAGGACTGCATGCCGCGCTTCATGGCGTTGGACGTGTCCACGCCAATGCGGTCGCCCGTGACCAGGCGGGCCAAGTCAGCGACGCCCTTGACGGCCGTTGGGCCGATCTTCAGGGCTGCGGATGTGATGTCTCGAAGGTTGTCTGTCCAGCTTGCGGCGGGGGCCGGGTTGCCCGGGATGTCATCGAAAATCCCGGCTGCCGGTGTCTTTTTCGTATCCGGCACATCATCAAACAATCCAGCCATTACAGTCCTTTTGGTTCAACCCCCATGTCGCGCAGCCGTTGAATCACGGCGTTTCTGTCTTTGCCTGACGCGATGGCGGCCTTGGCCTCGCTCAATGCGCGGTCTGACGTGTAGCCCTGGGGTAGAGCAATTTTTGGCTTGTCTTGTGCCGGTGCCGGATTTTTGTTTCCAGTTGGGACAATGCCGCGACGTGCCAGGCGCTTTTCCACCTCTGCCGTGAGCATCGCTTCATCAGCGCCCGGCATTTCCTTTTCGACGGCCGCGATGATGGCGTTGCGGGTTTTGGCGTTGGTGGCGTCAGCGCCTGTGCCCTTGACTGGTGCCAGGCCGATGGTGCGCGGATCGCCACGGGTGGGCAGTGCCGTCACGCTGGCCTGGCCGGTCTCGTCGTCCACGATGGTCACGGGCTTGTCCAGGCCGCTCACCACGCGGTCACGGCGCGCATTGCTTAGGCCTGCGGCGGCACCAGATGCACCGGCCGCCGCATTGCGCTGGGTTGCCAGCGCTCCCTCGGCTTGCTGGAACAGCTTGGCGATGACCGGATTGGCTTCGACTTGTGCGCCTGTGGTCTTGTTGAGCGAATAGCCCGACGTGCCCACGTTGTCGTATGGCATGTACGTGTCGCCCGGCTTGGCCAAGGTGTTCAACCGGTTCATGGTGTCCAGGTTGTTGACGTTGGCCACCGCCTGGTCGCGGATGCCCTGCGTTTGCAGCGCCGTGCCCGCATTGGCAAAGCGCTCCATGTTCGTGTCACCCGTCGCCTGAAACAGCTTGTAAGCGGTTTGCAAGTTGGCGGGCAGGCTGCTGTCAATCGGTGCTTGGCGTGCCCGGTTGGTCATGCCCAAACCCTCGGCCTCAGCACCGTATTTGTTGCCGTGCATGTTGTTCATGTAAATCTGCGCCATCTTTGAGGCCGTGTCTTGCTCGGCCTGCTGGCGCATTTGCGGCCCAAGGGCGTAGGCCTTGAACAGGTTGCCAATGCCCTGGCCAGCCGCTTGCGCGCCGCCCGCGTCTAATGTGAATTTCATGGGCTGACTTTCATGCAAATGCGCGGGCGAAGTTTCCACCCGTGGTGTTGATGGCTGAGTTGTTCACCCCGCCAAATGCGGTTTTTCCTGCGCCTGCTTTTGATGCAGCACCGGCGCCAGACATCAAGCCCGCCGTGCCAGCCGACTGCAACAGCGAACCCAAAAGCACTTGGCCAGCGTCAACATTGCCCGCCTGCTGGATGGCGATGTTGTCTGCCCCCGCACGGCCACGCGAGAACCCGGCCAATTGGTCAACTTCCTGGCCGGTGTCCATCAGTCGGATGCCCTCGTTCATGCGCAGTCGGCTGGCGCTGGTGGTCTTGCCCAGCAAGCGGGCCAGTTGCTCGGCCTGCTTGACGGTTTCCAGCTCGCTGGCGGCCTTGGCCGTGGTGTAGTCGTTCGACACATCGCCCTGCGTGGTCTGCTGCTGGGAGCGGATGGCCTGGCTTTCGCTGACTGGCGTGATCAGGGATTGCTCGATGTCGGTCGCCAGTTGCTGCTGCTCGGCGGCGCGCTTAGGTGTCTCAAACTCACTGGCCGCGCCCATGGCTTTTTTCTCGGCCTGCATTTGCAGGTCGCGCTGGGCCGAAAGGCTTGCCTCAATTTCTCGGCGTTGGCGCTCTTGGGCGTCGGTTGACGCTTTGTATTGAACTCCGGCCCCTGCAACCATCGCTACAAGGGCCGCTATGGTTAGCGGGTCCATTTCTCAACCTCCTTTATTTTGAGCCTTGGTAAGTCTGGCTTGGCGATGAAACGCCGTACCACTGGCCACCGTACTGGTTACCAGCTTGACGCCCTTGGTTTTGCTGATTGATCAGGTAGGCCTGGCTCATGTCGTTGAATAGGCTGCCCACGGTGGAGCCAGCGCGCGCCGATGCGGCGTTTGCTGAGTTGACCTCCAAGCCCTTGAGGGCTTGCTGTGCGGCCGTGCCGGTGTCGATACCGGACTGCGCCAGGCTGATCAGGTTGGATCGCGTGCGCTCGTCCTGCGTCTTCAGGTCGGCCGCTGCCTGGTCGGCAATGCCACCCGCGCGCATCAGGCCTTCGTTGGTTCGGCGGTCAATGTCGCCCAAGCTGTCCACGTTGACCGAACCGCCCAGCAAGCCAGAGCGGGCCAAGCCAAAGCGGTTCATGCGCTCGGCTTCTGTGGCTTGGCGGTCCACCTCGCGCTTGTTCAGGTCGTACACCGCCGTTTTCTGGTCGGCATACAGCTTGTCGCGCGAGTTGGCTGGGTCGCCAGGTGCCCATGTTTCGTAGGTTTCAGTTGACCACGCGGAAGGATCAAACCCGAGTTGTTCCTTGGTAATCTGGTCTGCAGTTACTTGCGAATAATTGGTGTCATCGCCAATCGCAAAAGATCGCATACCGAAGTTGCCGCTGTTCTTCATGTTTTCGGCAAGTGCTTTGTCATAGGCGGCCTTTTGTGCCGCGTATTCTTCTGCAGTCAATCGCTGCGGTTCACCGGCGCGATTAAAAATCCCAATGCTATTGCTTGGGTTGCTCACATACCGCGTGCCCTGCGTCTTCGTCTGGTTGTTGAAGATCGCATTGATCGAGTCCGTCGCTGCGGTAATCCGCGCTTGACGTTCGGCCTCTTGTTGTCGTGCTGCCGCACCTGGATCACCGCCACCACCGCCGCCCATATCAGACTCCTTCCATACAAAACGTGGCCCCACATCGCGTGAAGCCCAATCGGTCATACAAGGCCTCGGCGGTTCTGCTTCCAGAAATCACACCGGGCCGAATTTGTTTTGCACCGGCCAGCTTGGCCCAGTGCACGAATGTCTTGACCAGCCGCACCACCAGCATGCTGCCGCGATGGTCCGGGTGAATGAACAGCGCCAGGTCATTGGCCACCATGTCATTGCCGAACCAGCTTTGCGTTACCATGCCCGCCATGCCGCCGATCACTTCCCCATTTTTATCCTCAGCCACCACCACGAACTGACTTTTGTTCATCAAATCGCTGATCGTTTCCTTCACCCGGTCCACGTCGTAGTCCATGGGCGCAAAACTCGATTCTTCGTGCATGACGCGGCCCAGCACCACGATGGCAGGCAGGTCGTCAGGGGTGGCCATGCGCAACTTCACACCGGCCCCAAAACTTCGTAGTAAACGGTCACCGCATCCAGGCGGAAAGGCTTGTTGTCGTAGTTGCGAAAGCGCAGGGCGAATTCAGTCCCGCAGCATTCGACGGGGATGATCCCGCCCGGGCGGGTGTTGCCTTTTACCTTCACCTCTGGGGTGAAAGCGTCCGGGTCTCGCACGTCAAAGCCGACTGAGAAATAACACTGGCCTTCCATCACCAGGTCCACGCCCGTGATGCGCTTGAGTTGCCCGGCGCTCTTGAAGTTCATGTAAGGCAATTCGAGCAAGACCTCGAATTGGGTGCCGTCGTCCGTGCTGATGTTTTCGTCCAGCTTGAACACCGAATCACCGGACCGGATGTAAAGCTCTTGGCCAAGCTCTGCAAAGGCGTCCACCGTCTGGCTCAGGAAATACTGACTCCAGGCGGCGATCTTGGCCGTGCGGCTGATCGAGTAGACAAACAGCCGGTTACCAATGGCGCACACGTACTGGCCGGTGCCGTAGAAGTAAAAGCTCTTGGGGTTGACGCCCGCCACCTTGGTCTCGGGCCGCACCAGGGCGTCAATTGGCGAGCCCACGTCCACGTCGGCCAGGTTGTTGGTCAGTTGCAGCGTGGTGATCGAGCGAAACCCGTAATCGCTCAGGAAATACAAGTCGCCCGCCACGTTGGCCACGGTGCGCGGGAAACTTGTCCCCACGTTTTCCACAATCGTGTCCAGCTTCATGTTGGTGGGGTCCGGGTCCACGGTCCACACCTGCGCGCCATCGCGTGAAAGCACCACCAGCTTGCCTTGGTAGATGCCCAATGCGTTGGCCGATCGGTCTCCGCGCGAGTTCAGGCCCGTGGGCAGGAAGCCCGCGTCATTCGATGTGGACCAGTCGCGTGGGCTGCCGGTCTTGCAAAAGCGCACCACGTCACCAATGCCTGTGCCGACTGCAAAAATCTTGCTGGCCAGCTTGATCACTGCCTTGGTGTCTGGGCAGTTGCCGTCAGCGATGTGCGTGGCCGCTGATCCGTCCAGGTAGTGATGCTCCACCGCGCCGCTGGCGTACTGCGCGGCGCAGTAAATGAAGCCGTTGAACACGTCGGCATAGGGCACATCGGTGACCGCCTGAGCCCCGCCAGAAAACTGGACCTTGTTGGCCTGAAAAAGCGGGTTGGCGTGCGTGACCGTGCCGGACCCATAGAACGTGTGCAGCTTGCCAAAGGCGGCAAACAATCCCTTGGTGCCTGCTTCCAGGTCTGCAACCTTCACCAGTCCTGGGCGCTTTTGCGTGGCCAGGCCCGTGGTGACAAATGCGTTCTTCATTTGTCGCAGGCGGTTGGCGTCGGAAACACTGGCCCCCTTGCGCAGGTCAATGCCCAAGTCGAACCGGTCAAAGTTAATTTGCGCCACGTTCAGCTCCTGAGCGTGTAGCCGCCGTTGGCTGTGCGCACCACCTGGGCATCGCCGCGCGTGGTCTCGCCCTGCATGAAGTACCGGCGGTTTTCCCGCTGGTTCATCTTTTCCTTGTTCAGCATGTTCTGAAATGCCGTGGCCGATGCTTGCGCGTCGGGGTGTCGGTAATGCGCTTTGGCCGTGGCCAGCGCGTACAAAAACACCAGGCGATCCGGCACGCTGGGCCGATCGGTGGCGCGGTCAAAGCGGTTGCGGTCGGCCTTGTATTCCACCAACAGGTCATACGGCTGGTCGGGAATGGGCCACACCTCTATCTGCCCGTCCAGCGTGTCGTACTTCTCGGGCTGCTGGCGGATCGTGTCCAGGCTGCGGTCGTTCTCGGTGATGCCCTGGCTCAATGGCGTGCGGATGGTGTCGGACTCTTTGAGCCAGACCGAAATCACCTGGCCGGGGTTGATGTTCTCGTCGTCCGCGTCGTTGTGCCAGTCGTACAAAAATGAGCCCGCTTGCAGGCGGATGATGGTTTTCTTGCGTTGGGCAGGCGGTTGCAGCTCGTTGAAAACGTAGTCGTGCGACTCCTGCAAAAAGCTCTTGATCACCAAATCGTTGTTCTTGCTGGCGCTGCCCTGCGACACAAAGCCAAGCCGCACGCGCAGCTCGGTCATCAGGTCGCCCAGGGTGCGGTGGCGTTCGCTCAGTCCGTTCATGTCGGTCCTTAGGATGTGGTCAGCACAATGCGAAGCTGGCCAGACACCAGTTGAAGCTGCGCATTTACGCTGGTGCGCCCGATCAGGCTGGCGGTTTTCAGCGATGTGTCGATGCTGGTCACCACGCCGTCGGTGCCGTCATCGCCTGGCAGGCCTTGAATGCCCTGAATGCCTTGGATGCCCTGCAAACCTTGGGGGCCTTGTGGGCCAGTCGGTCCTTGCGGGCCAGTAGCGCCCGGATCGCCCTTGCCAAACTGCACACCGGTAGACCAGTCGCCGCTGGTGTTGGAGTTCTTGAAGTACAAAAACCCGGTGTCGATGGCCAGGAAGCTGAAGCCCTTGGACTGCAGCGCATACAAGCCACGATTGGCGAACAGGTCACGCGCGTCAGCATCAAACGATGCGCCCGTGTCACCCTTCACACCTTGGATGCCTTGCGGCCCTTGTGGACCCGTTGGACCTTGTGGTCCGGTGGGGCCGGTGGGGCCCGTCAAATCAGCGACGACTTCAGGGGCCAGGCTTTCCAGCGTGACCACCTCGTTTTTCAGTGTTCCGTCGTCGTTTTGCAGCAGGGCCGCGTTATCTCGCAGCGCGTTGATCGACTCGGCCACATTGTCCAGCTCGGTGTTGATCGAGCCATGGTCAGTGCGGTCCGGGTTGTTCTCCAGAAAGTTCTTGCTGCGGTTATAGGCGGGTGCTTGCATGGTTTCTCACTTGATTTTGATGTGGGTCCAGGCGGCCGTCAGCGCAGTCATGAACGCAACAACAATCAGCAGCGGCTTGGCCACCTTGGCCATCCACTCCAGCACCGTGAAGGCACCTTGAGCCGCCTGGAATGCGGCCACCATGCCCTCGGTGTTGGTCTCGATCTTGTCCACCTTCTGCTCAACGGCCATCAGGCGGTCATAGATTTCCCGGTGCGTCACTTCGTGTTTTTCAGTCACAGCGACCAACTCTTTCAAATTGCGGATAGGCGCTCTTGTCGCCTTTATTTTTTCCTGCATTGACTACTCCCATGGATATTTAATTTTGTCGGCTCACCAGACGTAGATGCGGACCAGGCCTGAGCCGCCGTCCCCGCCCTTGCCGGATGCGGTGCCGTTGAGTGATGCGCCGCCACCGCCGCCACCGGAAGCAATGCCACCGGCTCCACCGGTACCGCCTGCAGCACCTTGAAGCGACGAAGCACCACCACCGCCTTGGAAGGCTGCGCCAGCGCCGCCACTGCCGCCTGCAGTGCCAGCGGTGCCACCACCGCCAGCCAGGCCAACATTGCTTCCACCAGCGCCGCCGCTGTTGTTGCCGTTCACGGTGCTAAGACCAGACGCACCACCGCCGCCAGCTCCACCAAGATGCGAACAGCCACCCAGGCCCGCAGAGAAATTGCCGTCCGTACTGGCACCCCCACCGCCGCCCCCATATCCAGAGGCTTGTCCTGTATCGCCGCCACCGAATTGCTGGGCCGTGACAGAAGAAAGTCGTGGATTGCCGCCTTGAGTACCGTTCGCGGCTGAAAGCACGCCACCACCGCCGCCGCCGTTTGTGTTTGCCGTTGATCCACCTTGTCCGCCAGCGCCGCCGTAGGCAACCGCATGACTGTCAAACAAGCTGTTGCCGCCTGGGCTGCCCGTTGAGCCAATGGTGTTGTCGGTAGTGATGGCTGCGGCTCCAGCGCCACCCGCACCAATGGTTACGGCAACAGATGCCGCCAAGTCGCTTGCCTTGAATCGACGCGAAACGTAGGCGCCGCCACCACCTCCAGCGCCACCGCCGCGAAACGTGGATGTCGCGCCCCTGCGCCCTGAACCTCCGCCGCCACCAGCGCCCCACAGTTCGACTAAAACGAACTGCGCCCAGGCGGGCTTAGTCCAGGTGCCGCTTGCAGTAAATTCCTGAATGTCCGCAGGCACACCATCACTCAGGGGTCCGCCTGTTGATACCGTCTCTGCGAGTGTTCTTGCCTTGCCCATCCGGGGCTCCTTTCGATGTTCTGAAAGGCCCGGTGGGCCTAAGCATTGCGGTTCTTAAATGTGGTCGCCTGACGGATCGAGTGGATCAAGCACCGGCTCAAAGAATTTGACGACGGCCAAGCGCCAGCCCGTGCTTTCTCGGTTGTGGCGTTTGAGGCGACTGGTCACGGTCCACTCTTGCGGGACTTCAAGCAGGATGATCGTCATCACGAAGACGTTGACCAGCAGGTCCAGCACCAGGCCGATTACCAGCGTGGGATAACCAAATGCCATGCCCAGCTTCGTCAACTTGCCTGCGTCGCGCACGCGCTTGATGTTCATGACGGCGCAGTAGAAAACGTAAAGGCCGTAAGTGATGACCAGAGACAGGCCGGTGTAAATCAGGGCGTTGCTCATGCGGCCTCCAGTGCTTCAACTCGGGCGGCAGCTTCGGCTTCAGCCCGCGCGTTGCGCTCGGCGGCAGACTCGATCTGAGCGGCCATCACGATGTCGTCTTTGCTGCCAGTGATCGGCTCGCCAGCGGCCAGCTTGCGCTGCACTTCAGCGGCGACGATTTCCTCAATGGCGATACGGCAGCGCTCGTGGACGGCGTTGTAAATCCAGTCATCAGGGGATGCTGCGACATGAGCCAGCGCTTTGTACTCCGCTGCGGAGAGGGTAACTGTGAATTGCATGATGATGTCCTCGTGTTTAACCGATTAAGTAGCCTGAAAAAATTGTTGCAGCCGAGCCTCCTTGAGCTGAGAAGGCCTTACTGGCCTCGCATGCAAGTTCCACGTATTCGTTGGCGTTCAAGTAAATGACACCTGATACGCTCGATTTTCCGTAGCTTGCCCCGCCGCCATCCCAACCGCCTTGGATTCGCCTAGATCCGTTGACCCAGATTTCAGAACTTAAATAATCAAAAGTTCCAGTGCTACCAATTGTTGCGACACATGCACTGAAGAAATAAGAGCCGGATATTGGGGCGGTAAACCTGCGTGTTGATGTGTTGAAATGTGACCCAATATTTACTGGCGCTGTGAATGCTCCAGATATCGTCGATACGCCGCTGGGCACAGAAACGCTGGTGGCACTTGGATAGGCAAGAAACGCGGGCTGATAAGGCATCGTGACGCGACCGCTGGAGTCAATGCGGAAGCGTTCTGTGTTGTTGGTTCCAATTGCGATAAAGCTATTAGAGTAGTTCCAGATGTACGCCTCGCCCGAGCTTCCAATCTGCGACTGAAACCCCGAAGCCGCAGCTGTGCCGGTTGCTGCGTTATTTAGGCTGATTGCGCTACTACCAGCGCGGTAGACTGTGAGGCCAGACGATCCGGGCGAACTCGTCCCAATCCCCACGTTACCGCTGGCATCCTTGTAGAACTGCCCAGAGCCTAAGTTGACGACACCTGTGCCGCCCGTGAGTGTTCCGCTGTAGCTGGGGTTGGCTGCGTTCAGCTTGAGCGCCAGCGCAGAACTAACTGCGGATGCGTCGGCCTTGAGCGCCAGCGCAGCATCCACCTCGGTCTTGTTGTAAACACTGGCCAGCTCAAATGAGCCATAGGCCACGATGTCCACGGTATCGCCAGCCGTTGCGCCCGTGGCCAGCACGATGTTTGTGCCAGTGTTGGCGGTGAATTCTGAGCCTGCTACCAGCTTCACGCCGTTCAGGTAAACGTCAACAAAACCGGTGTCGTAGGTGATGCCGAATGTGGTTTGTCCTGCCGTGGCGGTGTAGGTGGCGCGGTTGTTTGTGCCGTTGACCGATGATCCTGCGGCCTTCCACAGCGATCCGGTGTAGACGCGCAGCTCGTTGGCCACGGTGTTGAAATACAGGTCACCCACGCCCACGGGGTCGCCGTTCGGGTCCAGCGTTGGGTCGGATGCCAAGTCGCCGTAATAGACCTCGTTGATGGCGGCGGTTGCGTTTTCCCCGGCCTCTGCGGCGCTTGCTGCGGCTTCGGCTGCCTTGGTGGTCGCGGTGGATGCGTTCAGCGCCGATGCGGACTGCGATGTTTCGGCGGCTGTTTGTGCGGCCAGAGCTGCATCGCGTGCGGCGATGGATGTGTTGGCCGCCAGGGTTGACGATGCTGCAGCGGTCTGCGCGTCTTGCACGGCCGCATTCACGTCCGCGGCAATCGCGTCATAGGCTGACTGGGCCAACGACTCAGCGGTGACGATGCCGTTTTGCAGGGCTCCGTCATCGCGCTGGATCAGCGCCAGGTTATCCCGAATCTCGTTGATCGAAAGTGCAGCCGCATCGAATTCACTGTTGATGGCGGCGTGATTGGTGTCGTCACCATCGCGCTCAGTGAAATCGGTTTCGCGGTTGAATGCTTGCGGCTGCGCCATGGTGCTTCCTTACTCGGGTGCTTTGTCTTTGGCTGGCTTGGTGGCCTTGACGGCGTTTTTCTCGACCAGCTCGGCCAAGCGTTCGCCGTCGTCGTCGCCGTAAATCTTGGCCACGCGCTGCGCACCGTATTTGGCGGACAGGCGGGCGTGTTCTTCGCTGCCGGTCAGCTCAACGGTGCCGACTTGCTCGACTTCTTGCACGTTTTCCTTGCCGAAGATCGAGCGCAGGATGGTCATTTCGTGCGGGGGCACGGTGACAGGGGTGATGGTGTTCGCGTCACGGCGCACCGTCACCGACAAAAGGGGCACATGGGTCTTGCTCATAGATTTCTCCAGGGGATTGAAAAACCCCGGCGCTGGGCCGGGGCTCTTGCTGGCTATCAGGCGATGGCCAGGACGGCTTGGGCGTTGCGGCGGTTAACCGACAAAGCCAAACGCAGGTTCACCATGGCGTACATGGCCAGGGTGTCGTGGGGGCGAACGGGCGTCACGATGTCCATGTCGTCGTCGCGGTACTTCAGGTGCTTGGTGTTCAGGAAGTAGCAGCGCTTGTTCCAGTTCACGGTCGCAGTTTCGAGGGTCTGGAGTTCTTCAAACTGGGGGTCCCAGATGATTTCCACGCCCTTGAAGTACATGCCGGTGCTGACACCAGAACCCACGCCCGCGTCCAGTTGCTTCACAGAACCGGCGTTGGCGTTGTTGGTGACCGTGATTTCCTTGCGGTAGGCGTCAATGAAGTCGCCACCGGCCAAGATGAAATCAGGCGAGCCGCCGTTCTTGATGCACTTGCGCCAGTTTTGCTCCATGGCCGTGGCCAAGGTGCCAACTGTGCTCACGCTGATGCCGGTCTGGGCGTTGTTGCGCCAGTAAGTGGCAGTCGCACCATCCAAGCCGCCGATCACGCCAGTGGCGGGAGCGACTGCAATCAGGGCATCGAGACCAGCCACGGCGTCAGTGTCCTGCGTGCCGTTGCGGTGCAGCTCCAGGTCCAGCTTCTTCATGAAGCCTTCGCGCAGCACTTCCATTTGCTCGTCCAGCAGGTTGAGCAATTGGACCTTCTCGTTCTGCTCCAGCTTGTAGGCACCACGGTCGCCTTCGCGCACCTTGATGCCGTTGCCGAACAGGCGGTCATAGTCCAGGTACAGGCCGTCCACGGCGCGACGCCATGGGAAAGAGGCTTGTTCTGTGGTGTTGCGCTTGTTGAAGCTCACGGCGTCTTCGCCGTAGGCCCAGTTGAAGTTCGAGCCGTAGTCCTTGCGGATGTTCTCGACCACGTTCTGCTTGGCACCCAAGAACGTCTTGCGACCGCTCATGAGCTTCTTCAGAAGGGGGCGCTCGGTGGCGATCTGGTCCACCGGCATATTGCGCAGGTACTCGTCCAAGGAAACCTTGGCCAACTCCTGCAAGTCTTGGTTTGAAATAGGCATGTCACTGCTCCGAAATGAAAGGGTTGAAATTCACCTTTTCACACCGTCCACGAAGACCATCCGTGTGTTCAGCGCTTCAGATTCCCGGCGCGACTCGGGTACGGCTTGATCTGATGCGCTTGGTCCTGAAGGACGCGACCCCTTCGATGCAGCGACAAATTCGGCGTGTACTGCATCGAGGTACTGGCTAACCTGGTGCGGGTGTCGATCCCCGCTTACGCACTTTCCAAGTCAGTCAGCACGACGATGCAGAACTGGCACTCGAATTATTTGGCAGTGTCAATACACTGCCGGATTTTTATTTACAGCCCCATGCTTTCCATGCGTTGGGCGATGCGGTCAATCGGCGCGGCTGCGCTGGCGGCCGGTGTGCCTAGGCTCGCAGGGCGCGAGCGGATCGGCTGCGGGCCAGGGGCTGCGGCGCGTGGCACCTGAATGTTGTCGTACATCATCTTCACCGTGGCCGCCCACTGCTCGGGCCGGTAGGTGCTGACGAACTGCTGCAAGTTGGCCGGATTCTTGAAGTGCTCGGTGATCACCTTCATGCGAGCTGGGTGGTCCACCTCGTTCTTGCGGGTCTCCAGATACGCCTCCATGGACCCGGCTGCCTGCTGCACCTGCTGCTGGAATTGTTGCTGGTCTTGCTGGCTTTGCTGCTGCACCTGCTGGCGCTGGGTCACTTCGGCTTGCTGCTTGCGGTACTTGGCCAGCTCCACCGCCTTCTCGCGGGTGATTTCCATGTTGTCCACGGCTTGCTTCAGGTCGTCGTGGCCTGTCAACAAATCGACACCCGGCGCTTCCACGCCCAGCTTCTGGTACAGCATGGCCCGCTGGCCTTCGACCATTTCCAGTGCCACGCGCAGGTTCTTCTCGTCGCCGCTGTTCATGAGGCGGCCAAACTCCAGCGTCTGGGCGAACTCTTGCGGGCTCATGCCGGTGGACTTCACCAGGTCGCGGAACTCGGTGATGTCCTGCTCCAATGCCTTGCGCTCGGCAAACACCTGCTTGATGCGCTCTTTGCCGCGCTCGGACTTCACGCCGTCCAGCAATTCGGCTTCTTCGGCCTCGGGCGTCTTGGGCTCTGCAGGCTTGGCTTCGAGCTCGGCTGGCTTTTCTTGAGCGGGTTTTGATTCCTTGTTAGGGTCGTCGGTCAGCTCGTCCAGCATGGCCGCCATGCGTGCGCCAGGCTTGGGGGATTCGTCGTCTTGTGTCGCGGTGTCGGCCGGCGTGTCTGCTGGCGCATCGTCATCGGCTGGCGCGTCTTGCACACCGATCGCGTCAATGGCGGTTTCTGTGGCGCTTGCACCACCGCCCAGGTCGCCGCCCTCGTCGTCGGCGGGCTTCATGAGGCGGGAAAATTGGCGTTGTTTCCAAAGTGGCATGGTTGAGTCCTGGTTAATTCAACAAAAGAACGGTGATGGCTTCTTCATCATCCGCAAGCAATTGTTCAAGCGCTTGCAGGGCGGCGAGGATTTTTGTTTGCTCTGCACGGGCCAGAAGCGCCTCGGCATCTATGGCGGGCGCGGTCAGCACGTCCTGCACAAACTCCCGGGCCACCGCCAGCGACTGCGCTGCAATCGCGGCCAGTGCAATCTCGCCCGTGTCCAGGTACTCCAGCACTTCCTCGGCGGCTTTGCGCACCACCTTGGCCGGTGACTTCTTGACCTGCTCGACGTCACGCCGGTAGTTGAAGTTGCCCAGCGACACACCGCCGCTGGCCTCTGCCTCACGCACACCATGAAGGTGCCGCGCCGCAAAATGGCGGGCGGCAAAGTGGTTGGCCCCGAAGTGCATCATGTCAGGTCAGCCACCTCTGCGCTGCGGTTGCCTGCGTTGTCCACCGTGGACACCAGGCGGTCCTTGGTGTCGGCCAAGTCGCGGAATGTCTCGATGCCGGAACCTGCTCCCGACACCTTGCCACCCAGCACAGCGTTGTGCAGGCGCAGGGACTCGGCCACGGTTGCCCCTGTCTCCACTGGTTTGGCCAGAATGTCGTCGGGCAATGAGTTCACCAAGGCTTGCAGGGCTTCGATCTGCTCTTGCATGTCAGTCGTCAGAACCTGCAAAACTGCCAGTTTCTCGTTGTTCTCGATCAGTTGAGGCGCTTCGTCGGCCAGTTGAATCTCGTCGCCCACGTAGAACGTCTGCGAGTAAATGCCCTTGGCCATGCTGGTGCGGCGCTTCACGCCTGAGCTTTGGTCCACGCCGATGATGTCGAAGCCCGTGATGCCAATGAAGCGGTACACGTCGTTGCGGTCCACTGTGGCCAGCAAGGTGCCAGTGGTTGGGTCGCCATCCACTGCCAGACTGGCGGGCACTTTCCAGAGCTTGTAGCCCAGGTTGTCACCACCGCGCACCGTCAGCGAACTGTCGCCGTTCGCGTCCTCGATGTTGGTGCTAATGATCTCGTCGGTGTCAGCGGTCATCGTGGCCGGTGGCACCAGAATGTGCGTGGTGAATGCGTCGCTGTCCAGCGAAGTCGCCTTGATCGTGAACAGGTTGCCAGACTTGGCCCAGACTGCGGGCGCGTCCTTCTTGAGCTTGGCCGAATACGGGGCGCTCCAGTTCAGCAATGGGCCTGCGCGGGTCACCAGGTTGCCCAGCTTGATGCCTTCCTCTGTCGTCTGGTACGCGCTCACGTACTCGTAGATTTTGCGGTTGGTTTCCAGCGTGGTGTACGCCAAGACCGTGGCCTTGTTGGTTTCCACCACGCCCTCGTCAGGGATGTCCACGAACGAATACCACATGGCCCCAGCCACCAGCGTGATGACTTCAAAGTCGATGAAATCGCCGTGGCCCTTGCGGGCGACATAGACCTGCAAGCCTGCGCTGCCTGGTGGGAAATAGATTGGGTAATCAGCCGCGCTCGCCGTGCCGTTCGTGCCGAACAGAATGGTCGCCTTGGTGGCGTTGTTCATGGCGATGTACGACGCGCCAGGCTTGATGTTGCGCAGTTCCAATGCTGTGGATGTGCCCGAGCTGTTGGCGTAAATGGCGGTGATGCGGCCAGTGCCGTTCAGGGTCACGGTGGGCACGCTCAAGAACGTGATGGCTGTGCCTGCGCTGATCGTGCGGCCAGTGTTCACCACCAGCGTCCAGCCGGTTGCAAGTGTCAGACGGTCGCCAACAACCGTGCGCGGGTTGACTTGTGCGCTGTTGGTTGTTTGCGCCAGCTCGTACGCGATGCGGGCGTTGATCTGGTCATACGTCAGGTCAGCCGTTGGCGTGATGGTCTTGGTGGTCCAGTTGATGCCTGCGGTGGTGATCGCTGCTGCTGCGGCCTCGCTGATGCCAGCCAAGGCCGTGTCAGTCAGCATGAAGAACGGCTGCGAATACGACGCAGTGTTCAGGCTGTAACTGGTCGACTGCTCGACGTAACCGTACTTTCGAATCTGGGCGACTTGGCTGATCGTGTCTGTGATGGTGTTTGCCACACGGTACGAAGCCACCGATGCCGCCCAATTCAGCACCAGAGCCTGCGTGTTTGCGCTGTAGTCGCCAGCTTGGACTGCATTGACGACGGTTGTTGCGCCGCTTTTGATGAACAAGGTTGCGCCGGTCAAGTTTGCGCCGGTACTGTCATTGAACTCAAAGGTAACCAAGCGGGGAAAGCGGATTTCGTTTGGGCCGCCATAACGCAGATAGCGCGTTTTTAGGTCGTTCAGCCCCCAGCCTGGCGAAGTCAGGTTGATGTTGGCAAATGTCTCGGTGGTGTTGTCTTGAAAACCACCGATGTTCTGGGAGCTTGTCACTTGGGGTGCGTAACCCTCCATGACGTAGTTGTTCGGGATAGCAAACTTTGCCCCCGGATTGTCGGTAAACAAGCCCAAGAACTGCAGACCGATGATGTTGCCAATGGCGGTAGCGTTTGGACGACCAAGGCCACTGTTTGCAAATACGATCTTGGGGTTCAACAATGTGCCGTAGCCAATGCCGATAGAGGCGTTTGTGCCTGTTGCCTCGGAGTAGTCAAGGATTAGGTTCTCGACATCCATGTTGTCCCGTACGGAGACAAAAGCAAAAGCCGTGTTTGCCGTACCAGAACGAAGCACAAAACGAGGGTTGTGCATGCGGAACGTGCCGCCCTGCGTAAGCAATCCGCCCGTATTTTTGAACAAGCCGGAGCCGCCCGCCGATGCGTTATTGAAGCTCCTGAAAATGAAGGTTGGGCCAGCGGATTTAATCAGCAATGAACCTGCAACGTCGTAGCCCCCGCGCTGCTCGCCAGCAAGCAAGCCGCTGTCAAATTGAAACCGGCCGCCTGTGTCGCATTCAACCGTCCAGTTTTCGTGATCAAAGCGAGCGCCAGCCACGATGCTGCCAAATTCAACCGTCAGCGCACCAGCAAAGAAAAGGTTTTTTGTCCCAAGCAAAGTGCCGAAACCAGCATTGACCACGTTTTGCCATGTCGCCACATCGCCAGATGCTGAAAGCGTGATGGTCAATGTTGAGCCGTATACGCTGGAGAAGATCAAGTTTTGAGCGCCGCCAGCCGTGGCGTTTGCGCTCATGGTCACCGTGGTGCCGCTGATCGCTGTGATCTTAGTGCCAGCAGTGATGCCAGTGCCTTGGATGGTCGCGCCGACAACCAGGCCGGTGTTGCTGGATACGGTCATTGTTGGCTGACCGCTGGTAAGCGTGCAGCTTCGGGCTGTGCCTGTTAGAACTGCGCTGAATGCCATTACTTCTTCTCCTGCCCATTGGGCACTTCATCGTTGGGGGCGGGTTTCTGTTTGGGGTTGGGCATGCCGCCGTAACCCTCGGGCTTGCGTTTCTCGCGCATGTAGCGCGCCAGCATCTTGAGTAGGCGTTTCAATGCACCACCTCCACGCCTGCCACGCGGCCTTGGGCGTCACGGACCACGCGCTTGGGGGCGTTGATGGCTTGCACGGTCTGCTCTTGCATGGCCTGCATAAGCTGGGCGGTCTGTTGCTGCATCAAGACCGTCTGTTGCTGCATTTGCTGCATCATTTGGCCAAGCGTTGACACTGCCTGGATCAGCACCTGGTCACGCTCGGCCAGCTCGTCGGCGTCGGTGGTCATGCTGGTCTCGCCGTTTTCGTCCTCGCCCAGCTTCATGCCTTGGGTGCGCAGGTTGGCGAAGTGGGTTTGCTTGTCCATGGCCAGGCGCTCGGCTTTGTCGGCCTTCTCGGCTTCCAGGCGCTCGCGGTCCAGTTGCAGCTTGGCGTCCTCGGCCCCGGCTTCCATGCCCTCTTGCTTGGCTTGCTCGACCATTTGCTGCACTTGCTCTTGCGGGATGCCCTGCGGTGCGCCTTGTTCTGCGGCCTTGGGGATGTAGTCCTCGACGTTCACGCGCTCGTCAAAGCGCTTGAGGGTTTCGCGCAGCAGGTTCACCAATGGCTCGGCGTCCCCGCCTGTTGCCCGCACTTGCATGATCTGGGTGACCAGGCCTTGAACGACGGGCAGGGTTTTGCCCCAGTTTTCTTGCTGCTCCAGCTTGTCCGGTGCGCCCGTGGTGCCCGCCACAATCCGCATTTCGATCATGTCGAACACTTCTTCGCGGGACAGCTCGGGCCAGTCGTAGGTCTTCACCTGCGCTTCCATCTTGCCCGCTTGGGTGTCGATCACCTGCACCTCGCTGGGCCCCATGATTCGCTCGACTTGCTGGGGCGTCAGCTCCATCAAAAGAATCTGCGCGGCAAACTGCGCGATTTCCTGAAGCCAGTCCTCTACCTGGTCGCGGAACTCGCTCACGCGGCCAGATAGGCTTTGCTGCATGATGCTGGCCTCGGTGGCCGTCTTTGGCTTGACCACGCTGGAGCGTGCGGCGTCTTGCAAGCCGGTGACCTGCTCCCAGTCGTAGCGCACGGCGGTGGTGTCGTACACCTGCGGGTCGATGGGCGGGTGCTGGCGGGGCATGATCACCTGGTTCAGCGGCTTGCCCTCGGTGTCCAGAATGGTGATTTCGCCCAGCTCGCTGTCGGTGTAGCGCTTGATGGTCTTTTCGCTGATGTCGCCGCCTGCAATCCAGCCAGGCAGCGCCAGGTCACGGTGCTTGTTGAAGCGGTCGCGGGCTTCGTTGTGCTCGTCCTGCAGGCGCTCGGTCAGGTCAACCAGGCTCGGGCCGACAAACTGGCCATCCACCACTTGGAAAGGCAAAAGGAAGAACGGGAACCACCGTTCGCCGGACTTGGGCGGGGCGTAGGGTTCGCGCAGCCAGTAATCGCAGCCCTCGGCCATTGTGTAGACCCGCTGGGTGGTCTTGTCCCAGATTTCCAGAATGGCGATCTGTTGGTCTTCTTCCAGGCTCGATGACGCGCTGGCAAAGCGGTTGTCGCTCTTGGCTGTCTTGGTGCTGTCGTGGTAGGCCTTGGCCTTGTCCAGCTTGATCTTGTAGGTCGCCTCGGCCTCTGACTTCTTCATGGGCACGATCTGGCAAATCCATCCCGCGCTCTTGTAGTCCCAGAACTCGCACACGCTGGTGTCGATCAGGATGTTGTCGGTCATCACCCGGTCGATCACCAAGCCCTCGGCGGCGGTGATTTCCACCTGCTCGTTGAGCGACGCCATCAACTGGTTCAGCTCGGCCTGCTTGACTTCCATGTCGGCCCGCTGGTCCGGGTCGTCCAGGTCGGCCATGACGCGCTCGATTTCCAGAATGTTGTCCTGGGTGTCGTTGATGCGCGCCTGAATGATCGGGTCTTGCTTGATGTCGCGCTGGTACATGACCTTGACCACGCCGAATGAGCTGGTCAGCGCACTGCGCACCGTGGACTTGCCCCGGCCCTTCAGGTCGGCCCGGTCCAAATGGCGGTTAGTCACGGTCTCCAGCGTCTTGCACAGCAGCTTGAGGTTGTCGGCCTTGTGCAGCGGCACGGCTGAAATCTCAGGGTTGCGAGCGTAGATGCTGGGCAGGATCGCGGTGATCGTGCCCTGGATCAGGTTGGCGCGCAGCTTGTAGAAGTCTTTGGTCTTCGGGTCTTTGCTCCAGTCAAAACCGGCCACGGTCTGGCGGTTTTGCTTCACGCGCTTGTGAAACTTGTCCCAATGCGAGCGGGCACTGGCGATGCGCTTGCCCCACTTCTCCGCCAGCTCGTCCTTTTCAGGGGCCTCGCGGTAGCCGTTGGGGTTCTCGGGTTTTTCTTCCATGTCCATGGCTCTACACTTTCAGGTGATACGTGTCATCGTCATGTTTGTAAGTCGGTTCCTCGGGGTCGTCGGATATTTGTTCGGCGTCTGGGTTGCGACGGCGGCGCATGATTCCGTAGCGCGTGGCGTCCCAGGCGTGGTCCTCTGCGTCGGTGTCCACGTCTTCGGGGTTGTCGTCTGATGGCGGCAGGCCGGGGATGGTCCTGATCCAGTGCTTGCAGGTGGAAAACACCTTCAGCTTGTCCTCGGCCAGCAGGCGGATGATTTCCTGCGCGCCGTTGACCCGTGAGCCCTTGGCGTTCCATGCCTCTTGCCACTTCACGCCGGTCTCGCGGAATATCTGGCCAATTGACCTGTCAGCGCCGATCTTGCTGAAGATGGCCGGGTCGGCCAGGTTCATGCGGTACTCGTAGCCCAGGCGCTCGTCGTGTTCCTCCATCGCCTTGATCTTGCGGGCCACCTTGGCGGCGTCTTCGCGGCTGCCCTCGTTGGCTTTCTCGCCCATGCCGTACAGCTCGCGCCAGATGTAATGCACGCCGTCCGGGTCCATGGCCATCCAGTAGCAGGCATAAGGGCGGGCATAACCCCAGTCCATCGACTTCCACACCTTCCAGTTGGCCGGGATGGCAAAGGGCTGCACTACATGGCGTTTGGCGTCCCACACGCCCTCCAGGAATGAGCCGACGTGAATGTCCCAGTCGCCTTCCAGCCAGGCCTTGCGCCTGTTCGGGTCCTTCAGGCCTTCCAACGTGGCCAGGTAATCCGGGTCATTGGCCAGCAGAATCTTGTTTTCGTAGATGGTGGACCGGATGGCCACCCGGGGCTTCTCGCCTTCTTCGCGGATGACGTGGCCCGATGGCACACCCCCCTGCCCCAGTTTGAAGCGCTCTTTCACCGCACCGTGGCCCTTGCCGAATGGGTTGCAGGTGCCGCGCACCATGCGGGGCATGCCGGGGAATGATGACCGGCACGTGGACTGCATCGACTCGTAAAAGCTCAGGTCGCGCCAGTTGGTCAATTCCTCAAAGCCAAGCCACGGGTATTCGTGGCCGTGGTAGTTCCAGTAATCGTCCTCAGTCGCGCCGTACCTGAAGAACAGCATTTCCCCGGTGGGCCACTCCCAGTAGTAATCGGCCTTGTTGAACTTGGCCTCGGGGAAAAACTGCGAGAACCAGCGGCGGCTCTTGGCCACCACGTCGGCCAGTTGCGGGTAGGTCAGGCGGAAAAGCACGCCACGCCAGTGCTGGCCAAAGCCTTTGCCCGTGTGCTGGGCGAAGGACATCAGCAGCGTGTCGGTCTTGCCACCGCCACGGGTGCCGTGCATCAGTGCCTCGTAGATCGGGCACGTCAGGAATTGAAACTGCGCGCCAGGCAGTGGGGCCCAGCGTGTCGTCAAGCGCTGCCCCCTTGCTTGGCCATCATCTTTTCCCAATCGCCTTCATTCATGGCGCCGGGCACAACCAGCACGCCCTTGGGCGCTTCGGTCTCGGTCGGCTTGTTGGCCTCTTTCACGGTGTCGCGGTTGGCGTTCAGCAGGTTCACGGCGATGGCCGATGAATCGTTTGCCAGCTTGGTGAGCACACCAACACCCTTCAGCGCTTCAATGCTCTTTGAACTCAACGGCTCGGCGTCGTCCACCTTCCCCACTTCGGCATTGGCCAAGGCGTGCAGCCGGTGCGCTGTCTTGGCCCCCAGCTCGGCGGCGTTGGCCAAGCTGGTGCTGATCGCCCTCAACTTCTCGGCCAGGCTCACGGCGGCGTATTGCTGCGGCACAGGCAACTCAGCCAGTGCTGTCTGAGCTTCGGCCAACTTGTAGGCAGTTTCTGAAACCTTTTTAGAAACTTTACTAACACGTACAGAAATGGACGCGGGGCTGATTCCAAACTCACGGGCCAGAGCCGACGCACCTTCACCGGCAGACAGTCGGCGTTCGATTTCCTGCCACTGCTCGGGACTCAGTTTTGACGGGCGGGCCATCAGCGTGACCCCTTCCATGTTCGGCTGTGCTGGTCGTACAGGATGGCCGCCTCGTCCACCACGTCGGGCGGGGTGATTTCGATGATCCGGTGGCTGGCCATCATCCCGGCGCGCAGTGATCCTCTGTCCTGGTCGGTGATGTCTTTGCGCTGGGCCAAGTCATCCAGGGCATTGACCGAAGCGCGAACAATGCGCGCATCTGGCTCGTCGCCCTTCCATCCCAAGTGAATGGCGCAGGCGCTGGCCACGAAGAACAGCACGGACCCATGGGCCAGCAACTTCTCGCGGTCTTGGCCTGTCAGGGCGTGAATCTGCGCCAGCACGGCCTCGGCGTTCCATTTGGCGCGCACGGCCTGCTTCATAAGCGGGTGCATCCCGGTGGGTTTGCGGTTCTTTTTCATGCCACCTCAACCACCACATGCCCGCCGATGGTCTCGGCCTTCTGGATCGTCAGCGCCCAGCGGCTGTCATCCACTCCCAGCACGTCGGCCAGGCCATCGAGGCCCGACTTCATGCGCGCCAGGGCGTTGTCCAAGTCGTAGGCCCGCCTGGTTGGCGCGTGAAACGTCAGCGTCAGGTGCAGCTTGTCGGCCTGCAGGGGCTTGGCCCCTTGCGCTTTGGCCTGCCAGGCGCATTGCTCGCGGTACAGCTTTTTCAGCTTGGCGACTTTGGCCCAATGGTTTCGGGCGTTGGGGCTCAGTCCGGTGGGTGGCCAAGGTAGAACGATTCGGGTTACTGCTTGCATCATTGGATTGTTGGCACCGGATCGCTGTCCGGTGGATTTTTGGTTAACAGGTGCGGCTGCAGGGTTACCAGGTCATGCTTGGTGCCCTCGTCCAGTTGCACGGTCACGCGCTGGAAGTGATCCAGCTTTGATTCATGGCCCCGGTGCTTGATCACGGTGCCCACGCGGCCGGTGGGCGTGCGCACGCGGGTGCCCACAGGGAACTCGTCCAGGTCCAGGTCTCGGGTCATTTGCCCAGCCACTCCAAACACACCCCCAAAAGCTCTTGCTGCGTGCCGTATTGGTTCTCGAACCGGGCTTTGTACGGATGCACACCAATTCGGCCCGCTGGGTCGGTGTCGTCGTGTTGGTGATGCGGTCCGCATAGGGGTAAAACCTTTTTGTGTGCGTCGGGCTTGGTGCGCCCGTCGATGTGGTGGATGCTCACCAGCTCGGTGAAATGGCCGTCAATGCGGCAGGCAACGCAGCCCAAACTCGCCATGCGGTTGTGCAGCTCGCGCTCGGCTTTGGTGGGGGTGCGGCCTTTCATTGGGCAACCCCAAAGGTCACGCCACGCTGGGCGGCCACGGCGTTCAAGAACTCCAGCCACTCGCCAAACTTCTTTTTGCCGAACTTGCTGGTGCGCTGGCCCAGCATCACCACGCCACCATCGAGCCCCATGGCCAGGCGCGCGGTCTCGCGTTGAAATGCGGCCGTCAGCACGTCCTTCCATTCCTCGGCGGTCATCTTGACCATCTGGCCATTGACCGGCCAAAGCAGCTGATCGCTGAATGCCTCCAGGATTGGCCACTGGGCGGCGTTCTGGTCCAGGGTGCGGTTTGGCTCCCGGATCGTCACGGCATAGCCGTCGGGGGCTTGCTTCACAGCCACCACGGCATTGGCCCGGGCCTGCGGGTGCACCAGCATGAATGTGCGTTTGTCGCTCACAGCAGGCACCTCGTCAGACCGTGGTGGACTTCTGCGCGGCTGAGAGGAGTTTCGTCAGCGATTGGGCCACGCACTCCAACACCTCGGCCCGGCCAGGACTTCCTGGAAATCTGGCTATCGCTGCCAGCATCGCGCCCGCTTGCCTCTTGTCGGGATGTGCTGACAGCACCAGACGCGCACAGCACGCGACGCATTTGAACGAATACGCCCCACTGAGCGGCCGTTGTTTCGATGATTCGCACTGCGGGCATGTCACGCCTCACCCTCTGGAGTCAGGTGCATGCGCAGGGCGTCACGAGCAAAGCGCAGCGTGAAGGGGTTCACCTTGTCACCGGCATCAAAGCGGCCCACGATGCGGCGCGCCCATGCCTTGTGATCCACTGTCGTGCTGGCCACGGCCTTGGCGCGGATTTCGCCCAGCTTCGACAGCTCACGCTTCAGCCGCTCGGGGTCGGCCTTGGGCTCGGGCAGCTTTGGCGCTTCAGGCAGGGGTGCTTGTCGGCACAAGTGCTTGAACTCGATGACGTTTGGCGCACGTGGCGGCAGGTTCTCAAGCGCCCAGGCAAGCGCTTCCAAGCGGTTGGCATAGGCGGACAGCTCATGTGCCCACAAACTCTTGACGGCCTGGCCATCAAGGCCTTGCCAACGGTTAAGCCACTCGTTGCCGTAGGTGGCCATCAGCCGATCAAACAGCCGATCAATTGCTTTCGATGGCAGTGACATCGCTCACCCCTCCTTCAATGAAATCAAAACCAGCCGGTGCTTTGGCCGCGATACCGGGGGCGAACTTCGCTACCTCTTGGGCCTTCAGGCGTTTGTCGCGCTCGTAAAACGATTCGGCGCGTGCTTGCGGTTGGCGGACGACGTGCTTTTCGTTGCGCACCCAGTTGCGCCAGGTGGCCAGCCAGTCGGCCTTGCGGCCCTTGGCACCAGCGACGCCGTGCCAGTAGTCGGAAAAGCGCTGGGCAGTCTCCAGCGGATTCAGGTCGGGCCGGGTTTGTGTTGCCCAGGTGGCCCACTCGTCAGGCAATTGCCAATCGGTGGGCAGGCGTGAGCCGCGTTGCGGCGATGCGGGCTCTACTTCTGAACGTAGTGAAGAAGTATCTTCTCTTCTCTTCTCTTCTCTGGACCGCACTTTGTCCGCATCGGGTGCGGACACTTTGCGGGCTTCTCGCTTGCGCTCTGTCTCCATCGCGCGGCGCTTGGCAGACTGGCCGTTGTGCTCGTCAAACCGTGGCGTACAGAGGGATTCGCCATCATCTTCAAGCCATCCAACGGTGGCCATTGCAGCGCCAAAGCCTGGAAAACCGATCAGGTCATCGAGTGCTTCAAGCGTGTATCCGTCAAGGCGTCCGTCCGTTGAGTGCACATCAAACAGACACCAGACCGCATGCAGTCCGCCAATCACGCG